TAGTAACTGGCAATTGTTCCAACAAAGAAACAAAAGGTAATTCGATAGTCTGAACTTGCCCGCCAGCAGAAAACTCTAAAGTTTCTGTTTGCAAATTTGTAATCTCCTCATAGGTGGGATAATTGTCTGGCATCCTAGCATCGGGTGAATAATTTCTCGCTATAATTAACTTACAGAAATGAAAATTACTCATAACTGATTGAATATGAATTTTCAAAGATCCTCTCCAATATTTTGAAAGTAAAGCCAATGTTTGAATTAAGGAAGAACCATAATTTGTACCAGGTGTTCCGGTGACTGCTAAATTTTGTAATCGATCCGTAAAGGTAAAATCTTGCAACGGTGTAATAGGTCTGGACCACAATAAAGTGCCAGCTGGATCCACTACATCGACTGCAAAAGTTCCTAAAAACTGAGGTTTCGAAACGATTTCTTTTATTGACATCTCATCAATAGTAGTATCAAAAATAGAATCATTACACACTCGCGTAAATTGAGAGTAAGGATCCAATTTCTCATAAAAAGATGGAGCATCTACTAAATTCAAATTCTGTCTTTGTGTGACAGCCATTCTATTAAAAATATAAGGAATTTCAGGAGCATGCAAGCCTGTTTTGGCTCTTATAAATTCCCGAGCTTTGGTTAATCCCATATTAGCAACATCCTTTGATCGATCAAGAAAATCGCTTGAAAACACTTTAATGCCATTAAAGACATTATCTATCGTAGTAGTTCCAAATTGTTTTAAAGAAGAAACAAAACCTTCTCCTTCAAAATCAAACAAGCTCCTACTAGTAGGAACTAAAGGTGTCCACGACGGTGTTATATGCGGATTATAAAATTCTAATTCCCTAAAAACAACGTGAACTGCAATAGTTAAAGATGTACTTCCTGAGGTCGGTGCCAACAAAGGATTCAAAACGTAAACAGTAACATCTGAATAATTTCCTTCTGTCTGCCCAACTAATACAGTTCTTTCATCAGTATCAATCGCTGCTAATTTTGAATTAACATAAAAAGGCACCTCTAAAACAACTGGCGTACTCTCATTTGCAGATAAAAACACATGAGGTGCAGCCATAAAAGTGTTAATGCGCGATCCTATAGTAGCAACAGTATTTCCACTCTCATAAGGCAAAGCAGTAGCCAACAATGTTCCAGAATGCATAGGAGTTCCCGACACTTGCAAAATTAAGCTGATTTTAGCTCTATAATAAGTAGATGCCTCAAAAGGCAAACGTGCTAAAGGATTTACCCATAAAGCTTCTGGCAATGCTAAATTATTTAAAAATCCAGAAATATTAGTAGTAGACCATTCAAAATTTTTAATAAAATAAGGTTTA